CCCACTAGGCCGCAGCCCTCAGGCATTGCGTAAGATTGGCCCAGCTGGAGCTGTTGCTGGTTTGTACATCTCTACTGACAAGCAGTATGGCCCATTTAAGGCTCCTGCTGGTATCCGTGCAAGCATCCGTGGTGCTGTGGCTATTGAGAAGGCGTTTACCTCTGCTGAGCTAGACACCCTAAACACTGGTGCCAGCCCTGTTAACGCACTACGCAACCTACCGGGTGCGGGTGTAGTGGCTATGGGTGCACGTACCCTACTTCAAGACGGCACTGCTAACAAGTACGTGAACATGCGCCGCAGCTTGAACTACATCCGTAAGCAGCTAGAGGGCCTGACGGAGTTCGCACTGTTCGAGAACAACGACGAGGCTCTATGGGCACGTCTACGTAGCAACATTGCCGTCTTCTTGGGTGACTACAGAAACGCTGGCGGTCTTCGTGGCGCAACCGAAGCCGAAGCTTTCTTCATCAAGGTTGACTCGGAGAACAACCCACAGTCCACTATTGAGCAGGGTGAAGTTCACATCGAAGTTGGTGTGGCTTTGCAATACCCAGCTGAGTTCGTGGTCATTAACCTAAGCCAAAAGACTGCTGCTTAAAGAAGGAAGAATAAATAATGCCAACAGTAATTAACAACAGGTCAAGTCTTACAACTGACCCAATCAGAAATTTTAGGTTTCTGGTTGACTTCATCCCTCACGACACCAAGGCAACTTGGAAAGACCCAATCACCATGGGCTTCACTTCCGTTTCCGGCTTGTCTGTGACTACCGACTCTATCCCTTACCGTGAGGGTGGCTACAACACCACTGTTCACCAAATTCCGGGACAGACCACCTTCTCGCCAATTACCCTACAGCGTGGTGTCATTCTAAACACCAAGCAGAACTGGGAGTGGATGCGTCAGCTATTCGCTACCGTTCAGGGTGGTTCGAAGAACGTGCAGGGAGCTAGCTTCCGTGCAGACCTAGAAATCCGGGTGCTTTCGCACCCGGTTCCGGGGTCTGCTGGTGGCACCACTGCAGGTGTTGGTGTCGCAGGTGATGACCACGTTGCAATGCGCTTCAAGGTTTACAACGCATGGATTACTTCCGTAGCGTACTCTGACCTTAACGCAGGTGACAACGCAATCTTCGTTGAGCAGGCGACACTTGTTCACGAGGGATTTGACGTTAACTGGGCTACAAACCTAACTACCTCAGCAGCACCTTTTAACTAAATAATTAATACAGGAGTATAAAACGTGACAACAAGAACCCTAAACGCAGCAGAAAATCCAGCACTAGCTAATCAACTCGTTCAGAAAATGTCGCAGGAAACTGCGCCAGAAAAAGAACGAGCACTGATTACTTCTCCTTCTGAAACCGTAGTGACTCTCCCCGGTGGATTCTTTAATTCACTTGGGGAGGTCACTCGGGAAGCAGAAGTTCGTGAACTTAACGGACGAGATGAAGAGGCTATCGCTAAGTCAAACACCCTAGGCAAGGTGCTAAGCACCATCTTGTCTCGCGGCACAGTGCGAGTTGGTGACCAGCCTGCTTCTGAAGAAATCCTTGACCAGATGTTTGCGGGTGACCGTGATGCCCTACTACTGGGCATCTACAAGGCCACTTTTGGCCCAACGGCTAACCTGACAGCATTCTGTTCTGGATGTAAGGACTACAAGACCCTTCAAATTGACGTTGATGATGACATCAAGGTCAAGAAACTGACTGACCCTATTGGTGACCGCAGGTTTACGGTAACGACTAAGAAGCATGACTACACGGTGGTCTTGCCTTCAGGAAAAGTTCAAAAAGAACTGACCATGAATGCAGACAAAACTATTGCAGAACTAACCACCCTTCTTCTAGAAGGAACTGTTATTGAAATCGATGGTAGTAGCGTACTTAGCCGCAACCAGATTCAAAACATTGGAGTAGCAGACCGTAGAGAGATTGCTCAGGCTCTTGATAAGAGAGCTTTTGGTCCAGTACTAAATGAGGTTAAGGCTGCATGCCCAGAATGCAGCGGAGAGGTGGTCGCTCCGGTTAACATCGGAACTTTGTTTCGATTCTAGCCGAGTTGACTACACGTGGTTACTCCGAGAATGGGCGTTTATTGGAGACGTCCATCCGGGGTGGACTTTAAACGAGCTCAAGGAGATGTCTCCAAGAGAACGAAAGAATTGGATTGAATTGGCTAAAGAGCAAGGTAAGGTTGTGAGGCAGTAATGGCTTTTAATGAAACCCTCGCAAGTGGCGTAAATAAGCTTGAAGCCCAAGTAGTTAAGCTCATTGGTATGATGGGCAAGGCCGCTGGTGGTGGGGGTACTGGTGGTGGCGGGGGTACTGGTGGCAGCGGAAATCTGCTAGCAAACTCTCTGGCAAACGTTAGCGCTGCCGCAACCTCAGCAGGGCTAAACTCTAATCAAGTTGCTGGAGTAGCCAATGGCGTAGGGAAAGTTATCTCTGGCGTGGGCCAAATAGGTCAAGGTACCAGCCAGCTTATGCCAGACGTTCAAGCAACAATCCAACGAGCTGGAACATTCTATAATGCAACAGTTCGTGCTGGAATGGGCATGAGCCGAGCTCAAATGCAGCAAGCTACTCTTCAAGGTCTTCGTGGCGGCCTCACCTCGCCCGGGTCCGATGCTGAAGTTGCGAATTACCTTGCTAACCGTGGTATGGCTGCCAATACTTCTTATGGAAGTACCTATCAGCAAACAATTAGGTCTGTAGGTAGTGCGGCTAAATATCTAAATATGGACAACCAGAGTGCAGCGGCAGCTATCGAAGGGCTTACATCTGGTCAGGGTTCAAGTAACTTTTTAAATCGCTATGGAATCCTTACGTCAGACCTAACTACTGGTAAGCAAAAAACTCAAGGTGAAATTTTCAATGAACTTGCCGACAGGCTTAGCATAGGAGAGACGACTGAACAGGGAACTCTAGACTCCCTTCGTAGCGGTAACCTCAGCACGGAGCTTGCTAACAGCGGAATGACCGCAGACCAGCAGGCTATGTTCTCCCAGTTCTTGATTGAGCGTTCTCGCGGTAACAACATGGACCTGTCTGACCCTGAAGCCATGCAGAAGTTGATGGATAAGGCTAAGGCTGAGGGGAACGAGAATCCTTACTTACCGGGGTATGACCTTAACACTGCTAAAACAGACGCTATGGGGGGTGCTGAAGGCGCGTACATTTCAGGAATTAAAGCAGCAACTAAAGCCCTAGAAGGGTTGGCAAAAGCTGGAGGCGCACTAGCGTCAACATTTGCTGGAAGCCTAAACGCAGGCGGTAATATGTTTGCGTCAGACCCCCTTGGTCAGGGAGTCATGAACATCTTTGGAGGAGTGGGCCAAATAGCCGGCGGAGTAATAAGCGCAGGTCTTTCATTAGTAACAGGTGGCCTTCTTGGTGGAGATAACACTGTAGGAAACGCCTCCGCAGGTGGCAGCCGTGGAGGGGCGCCTGTTGGTGGTGACTCGTCTACTACTTCTAACGCAAGTGCTGGTGCGGGTTCCTCACAGGAAGCCTTTAAACTAGTTCACCCAGTTAATCCTGCAAAGATTACCGCAAGATTTGGTCAAAAGACGAGCTCTTACACTCCGGGAAAGATTGTGTGGCCTAATGGCCACAAGGGTGTGGACTACGAAGCAAAGGCTGGCCAAACGGTCTATGCTGCGGCTGGAGGAACCGTACTTTCAACAAGTGGTGGTGGAGAACTAGGCAACTATGTTCTAATTGACCATGGAAATGGCTATTTTACTTTTTACTGACACTTAACTTCTATAACAGCATCCGGCACGGTTTAGACTGGTCAGCCAGTAGGAACAGCTGGTAACACTGGTACTAAGTCTTCTGGTGTGCACCTTCACTTTGCGCTTTCAAAGAGCCGTAGCACTGCAGACGCAATTGACCCAGAGCCATTCCTATCTGGAACTGCTTCTTCTGTACCTGCATCAAACCCTGACCAAGCATCTTCTGGCTCGGGAGATGTGTCGGGGTCATCAAGCTCCTCCTCATCTTCGGTGGAGTCGTCCTCTGCGACTTCTTCTAGCAGCGGGGCACCACTTTTAACTACGGGTGTAAGCGGCTACTCTGCTTCCCCTGCCGCTTCTGGGTCATCAGCAGCGGACGGAGTCGCCCCTTGGACTGCGGGCAGTGTCGCAAGCGGAGCCACAGGGTCCACTAGTGCTGCAGGAACTGCTGGTGCTGGAGAAGGTGGTGACGGGTATACGGGGGCTGGGTCTGACAGCTACCTATCTTCGTCAGCTTCTGGGTCAAATGCTGCCACTCTAGCTAAACGAAAAGCTGGTGGTGGAAGTACTAATAACGTGATTATCAACTTAACCATCGCTAGTGCGAGTGATGATGAAGCTAAGAGGTTCGCAGCAATTGTTAAGCAAACTCTTGAAGAGGATTCCATGATGAATAAGATGGCGAGAGCATAATGACAGCTTATGAAAACGCAATTTCTAATGTTATTGCTGGTCAGCAGAACCTGTGGAACAGGGTCACTGGCGTAGAGGCACTGAAGACTACGAGCAGGCTAGTGTACAACGCAGGCATCTCTAAGGAAGCGTATTTTAGAAGTCAAAGTGCTCAAACTGGTGGGTTCAACATTGGTAACCAGAGCGGATTGAACGGGCGAAATGGTCTCTGGAGAATCCTTCAGACAGACTCGGCGGGCAATACTCCCTCCTCAATAGACTGGGCCAGTAGTTTGTGGTCCAAAGCTCAACCTTACAAAGGAATGATTGCGGCATCAAAGCATAAAGAAGCACTGCCAGCAACAGATGACAAAGATGCAGCTAAAACAACCCCTCTTCCTTCACCAGAGAGTTTTGACAAAGTCAACTATGGGTTCCAGTTTCACTACAATCCGGGGTCTATATCAATGGCGTACGGAGGGCCTCCGGCAGTGGACGTTGCCTTGCAAGCTTCTGGTCGAGAGGAGTACCTTACTTATGGGTCAGCTGCTGGGGCCGGAACCATCTCTATGAAGTTAATTCTTAATCGAATTAATGACATGAAGTATTTTGACCCAGCTACTGGCAGACTAAAAAGCGGAGTATCCCTTAATGCTTTTGCAGGAAGAGCCCCTAGCCTTGCAGAGTTAGGCGACATTTATAACAGGGGAACTATGTACGACATGGAGTTTTTATTTAGAACTCTTTTGGGTTACGCTTACGACAGTTTCCTTGGAAGAGGAATGAGCTGGGATAAGAAAACTTCTGATTTAGGTTGGTTGGGTGGAAAACCAGTTGAAATTCACTTAGGAAAATCCCTTAGATATCTAGGTCGTATTGCCAGCTTAAGCATCGACCACGTACTGTTTACGGAGCGGATGGTGCCGACATTTAGCGAGGTAACTATTGGTATAACTCGCCTTCCTGACATCGGTGCTCCGCAAGGTCCTGCTTACACAAAGGTAGTAGAGCCACCTGCACAAACTGGGCCTATTGTAGAGCCGGGAGGAACTAGCGCAACTGTAACCGTTGCTGGAAACGGTACCGCGGACCCTTGGGCTCCTCTTAAGTGGCTTTGGGATAACATCCCGTAAACAAGTAGAAAGTAGTTTTTATGATTTTCACCGACAGCAGATACGCCACAGGGTCGTTCTCAAAGACTTACAGTGCTAACAGAAACAGCTACAACTTGTCTGTTATGCGTCAGTTCCCTAGTGACCAATCAAGCTTTTATTACTACGGGTGGCGAGAGCGTGACCGCATTGAAAACGTAGCTGCAAGGCTTCTGGGAGACGCAAACCAGTGGTGGAGAATTATGGACTACAACCCAGAGCTTATAGACCCAGTGAACATCCCTGTAGGAGCTACAGTTAGGATTCCAGCGCGTGGATGAGTTTAAGTACCGTAGGAGTACCTTCTCTAAGGTCACTTTTCCTACGGCACCATCTTTGAAGTCGGCCCCCAGTTTTGTGGAGCTTAAACAAGAACGAGGCTCTCACGATATTTTGACACTTAAGTTTAAGCGCACCAGTAAGCTTTGGTTTGAAGTGCTAAAGACAGGAACTCCTGTTGTTTTTACTTGGAACCAAAATGGGATAGTGAACTCATGGTTTGGATATGTAAACGTTGTGTCAAAACAATCGGCAAGCCAAGTAGAGCAAGAGATGAAGGTAGTATGCGTTGGCACAAGCTACGTACTAAAAGCAAAGAGCCAACGAGTTTTTAAAAACAGCACAATTACTGAAGCAGCTGAGAAGATTGCTAAAGAGTCTAACCTTAGATTTGTTAGCACTCCAACTTCTCGCAGATTTGAAACTTTAGCTATGACGGGCCAAAGCTACTGGGAGTGGCTCCAACAACAAGCTAGCCGTATTGGGTATGTGTGTTTAGTTAAAAATGGAGTCATGTATTTTACGCTAGTTGATAAGTTAATCGATACATTTATAACTAATTCAGCGGTGCTAGCGGGAGAACAAGCAGCGACAGCAAGCGATAGCAAAGTTTTTGATAGGACTTTGGACTCATTTACGGTTTTAAATAGCGACTATTTAGACCACGACTTGTTACCTCAGCGTACGGCTAGAGTGACTTCAGGAGTTAATCCTGTTACTGGGCAGGTTTTTGGAGCAAGCTCTTCTCCTAATAGGCACGGGAAGTCTCTGCGCCAAAAAGAAACTCCTACATTATTCTCTGCGTATTCTGAAGAAGTGGTTCATAGCTCTGCGGCTGCAAGGCACGCGGCATATGAAGAGGCTCGTGCGGCGCAGTTCTCCACTGTTGCTAAAGTAGTTGGTCAAGGCGACCCTCGAATCCACCCTTATTCCACTGTTCTTATACGGGGAACCGGCTCAG